CAACTACCTTTTTTCTCAGCAGGTGTTAGTGGTAGTACAGACCCCTTTTATGGCAATACTACTGTAGCAACAGTAGCTGGACAAAGATATTATTTATTAAAATCAGATAGTTCTAGTTTAACGACAGATTTTTCTACAGTAGACTGGGATGATTTTTATTTAACAACAATTAATGTTAGTGGAGAATCTGCTCCTTTTGTTTCTAGAGGTTTACGTTATTTAAGTCATGGGGACTTCAGAAGATATTTTAGAGATAGTGAAAACGAGGATGATGCTAATACTCAAGCATATGGTGAGCCGCAATATGTAATTAAATCACCAGATAATAGAAAGTTTGGTTTAAGTCCTATACCAGATAAAGTTTATAACGTTCACTTTTATGCTTTTAGTAGACCAACAAAACTTTCATCACATTCTGATACAACAGTTTTACCCGAACAATTTACAAACGTTTTATTAGCAAGAGTTCGATATTACGTTTTTCAATTTAAAGAATTAACTCAACAAGCTGCCTTTGCTTTAGACGATTACAAAAAAGGCATGAAATATATGAAGAGTGTACTAATGAATCCTGCACCAAAATCTATGACAGATGACAGGATGTATTTTTAATTATGGCTAGGTCACAACCTTATACAGTAGCAGTTAATGGTGGATTAGTAAAATCAGCAAATGTTATTGATTTATTAAAAACTCCGGGAGTAGCAAAAGATTTACGAAACTTTGAAGTTTCTATTGAGGGTGGTTATAGAAGAATAAATGGCTATCAAAAATTTGGTACAAGTAGTGCTGTACAACCCACAGGTGGCACAACTAATATTTTAGGTGTTGTCCCCTATGCTGATGGTGTTGTTGCTTGTGCTGGTACAAGTATTTATTTTACTCAAACTGGTACATCGTGGATAGAAATAAATAGAAGTAGTGTAGATGCTAGTGGCGATAATCATACCACATTTACAGGTCGAAGTGTTTTAACAAGAACATCACAGGGTCAAGCACAGTTTGCTTTATTTGAAAGTGCTACTTCTAACTATGGTACGTTAATAATAGCAGATGGTGTAAATAAACCTTACTTTTTTAGAATGGAAGGTACAGGTGCAAATATAAATACTAGAACATTCTTTGGTGGTGAAATAGAAGTAACTGGAACAAAAGGTGTTAAGTTTATAACAGTACATGATAAACACTTAATTGCTGCTGGAGTTGAAGATAATTTAAATACTTTATTTTTTAGTAAAACTTTAGACCCAACAGACTTTAGTGGTACAGGCTCAGGCAATATAGCTTTAGAAGACCAAATAGAAGGCATAGCTAGTTTCCGTAATGAATTATTTATTTTTTGTACCAATAGTATTTTTAAATTAATTAATATTAATGATTCAAGTAATATTGCAGTCGTTCCGGTTACAAAGAATGTAGGTTGTTTAAGTGGCTATAGCATTCAAGAAATTGGTGGTGACTTAATCTTTTTAGCACCAGATGGTTTTAGAACAGTTGCTGGTACTGCAAGAATTGGTGACGTTGAGTTGGGAACTGTAAGTAAAGCTATTCAACCTTTAGTAACAGATTTAACAGAAAATATTAATAATTTTGTTATAAATAGTTTAGTTTTACGAGAAAAGTCACAGTATAGATTATTTTATACAAACACAAGTTTAGAACAGACACAACAAAAAGGCATCATAGGCACATTACGACAAAATGGTTTTCAATGGTCTGAAACTAGAGGTTTAGAGGTAAGTGCTATTGGTTCAGGTTTTGATAGTAATAATGTAGAACAATATTATCATGGAGATACAAATGGTTTTGTTTATCAACATGATACTGGTAACAATTTTGATGGCAGTAATATATTAGCTAGGTTTGAAACACCTAACTATGATTATGGTGATTTAGGAACTTTAAAAACTTTACATTATATAAAAGTTTCTGCTAGTTCAGAAGGTATTACACAACCAGATTTACAAATTAGATTTGATTATGGTAATACAGATATACCTCAGCCCTCCACTTTATTTGACATAGGAATAATAAATCCACCTTCAAAATTTGGAGATGCTTTATTTAATACAAACGTCTTTGGTGGAGGCGATAATCCACTTATAAGAGTGCCTTTACAAGGAAGTGGCACAAGTAATAATTTTACATTTATAAGTGATGACAAAAAAGCACCATACACAATAAATGGTTTTTATGTAGATTTTATACCATCAGGAAGGAGATAATTAATGGCACAATCATATACAAGACAAAGTTCATTCGCAGATGGCGATACTATAACAGCAGCTTTATTTAATGACGAATATAATCAGTTAATTAATACTTTTGCATATTCATCATCAGATGCTTCTAATACAGGACACAGACACGATGGCACTTCTGGCCAAGGTGGTAATATATTTAAAATTGGTGATATTGATTTTTTAAATAAAATAGAAGTTGATGGAACAAATAATAGAATAGGATTTTATGTAGAAGTTTCTTCTTCAGCAGTAGAACAAATTAGAGTACAAGATGGAGCAGTTGTTCCAGTTACTGACAACGATATTGACTTAGGTACATCTAGTTTAGAATTTAAAGATGCATTTTTTGATGGTACAGTAACTGCTGATGCTTTAGTAGCTGATACTGCTGACATAAATGGTGGCACTGTTGATGGTGCTATTATTGGTGGCTCAAGTGCTGCTGCTATCACAGGTACTACTATCACAGGTACAAGTTTTGTTATTGGCTCAGCAGATATTAACGAAGCAGAATTAGAAACTATTGATGGAGTTACAGCCGGAACTGTGGCAGCTTCAAAAGCTGTAGTAGTAGATAGTAATAAAGATATTGCAAGTTTTAGAAATGTTACATTAACAGGGGAACTAGATGCTGGTTCTTTAGATATATCTGGCGATGCTGATATAGATGGTACATTGGAGGCCGATGCCATAACAGTAAATGGTGCAACTTTAAATGAAGTTATTACTGATGCTGTAGGTAGTATGGTTAGTTCTAATACAGAAACAGGTATTTCTGTAACTTTTGATGATAGTGACAATACATTAGACTTTACAATCGGCACTCTAAACCAAGATACAACAGGTACAGCAGCATTAGCTACAGCAGTTACAATATCAGCAAATAACAGTACAGACGAAACAATATTCCCAGTTTTTGTAGATGGTGCTACAGGAACTCAAGGATTAGAAACTGATACAGGTTTTACATATAATCCATCAACAGGTTTATTAACTGCTACAGGATTTTCTGGTAACTTAACAGGTACACTTCAAACTGCAGCTCAAACTAACGTAACCTCAGTCGGCACACTATCAGCTTTAACAGTTACAGGTGAAATCACAGCCAATGGCGGTATTGCTTTAGGCGATAATGATAAAGCTACCTTTGGTGCTTCAGATGATTTAGAAATTTATCACGATGGTAGTAATAGTTATGTTCAAGATGGTGGTACAGGAAACTTAGTTTTAAAAGGAACTGAAGTTGTTATACAGGCAGGAGCTAATGGAGAATCTAAAGCTATATTTAGAGATAATGGTGCATCTGAGTTGTATCATAACGATTCTTTAAAACTAGCCACCACCTCAACAGGTATAGACGTTACCGGTACAGCCACAATGGATGGTTTGACTGTTGATGGTGATGCTACTTTTGATACTTCAACCCTAAAAGTTGATTCAAGCAACAATAGAGTTGGTATCGGTACTGCAAGTCCAAGTTCACAATTACATTTAGTAGGTACTGGTGGAGCTTTTACAAAATTTGAAAGAACCGATACCACAATTAATAACAATGATGATATTGGTGCGATAGACTTTGCACACACTGATTCAGATGATTCTGGGGTCGCAGCAACAATTTTATGTTCAGGTGATGGCACAGGAGGTGAAGCTAGATTAGGTTTCTTTACTGGCACACCAACATCAAGAGCAGAAAGAATAAGGATAGATTCTTCTGGAAACGTAGGAATCGGCACAACCTCACCCTCTGCAAAACTAACAGTTGCTGATGCTACAACTGATTTTATGTCTATATTTACAAATAGCACATCTTCAGGTAATGGTGTGAGAATACAAGCAGGAGATAACTCAGGTGACAGAATTTTACAACTTGACGATAAAGATGGTAACGAAAAACTAAGGGTAACTGCTACAGGCTCGGTTGGTATCGGCACAACTAGTCCTGCACATAAATTACAGGCGAATGATAACTCAGCAGGAGCAACAACCTACGCCATAGTAACAGACAACAATGGTGCTTCAGGTACAACAGTTGCAGGTTTTGGTTTTGCTAATGGTGGAGCATTAAAATCTTCTATTACTGCTGCTGTTTATGGTAACGACTTTATGACATTTAATGTTGGTGGTTCAGGCACAACAGAACGTATGCGAATAGACAGTTCAGGCAACG